ATTTTTGCGATATTTTATGGAATTATAAATAATTAAAAAGAAATAATTATGGGAAAATGTTTGATTACAAAATTAAATGGTTCTGTACAGAATGACTCTCTGTTACGTATTGGTGAGTTTTGTATTGAAGTTAGAAAGGAAGAGTCTCCTACTGCTGATTCACAAAAATTTAGTGTAAGAAATACTAAAGATAGCCAACTTCGCATTATAGGTAATGGTTACTTTACGAATGAGACTTTATCTGAAAATAAAGGTAAGGTAATGGATATTGCAGCTAATACTGAAACATTAGTGTATTACAGCAATGGTGATTATGAAATTGTTGTATCTGAAAAATATTCATTGAGTATTTTTGGTGTTTTCTTATCAACATCTTGGAAAGATTTTAAAGGTAAACTTTCTTTCGATATAGAATCGCTGAAGTATTCTCTAAATATCCAAAATTTAATGTTATCCAACACCCAAGTAACAGGTGATATTGCTGTGCTTGGTAAATTGACAAGTCTTGCAATCTTAATGTTATCCAACACCCAGGTAACAGGTGACATTGCTGTGCTTGGTGAATTGACAAGTCTCAGACATTTAATGTTATCCAACACGCAGGTAACAGGTGACATTGCTGTGTTTGGTAAATTGACAAATCTTACTGATATTCCAAGTGTTTCGAATACTAAAGTAACTGGTGATATTTCTGTTTATAAGAATACAAAATCTAACCAATTACAGTTTAAAGGCACAAGAGTTTATGGTGATTTATCTGTTTTGCCAAATAATGTTTTGTGGGTACAAGGAGACAGTAAAACTGGTACATTTACATGGACAGGTATTAAAAACAGAACAAATATCTTAGCATTAGAAAAGTGTAAGTGTAATAATATTGATGCTCTCCTCAACGATATGGCAACGCTTGAAGCTAAATTTGTAGGTGAACAAATTTGGTATAAGACAATCTCCTTGATTGGCACTCGCACCTCTGTATCAGATGCAGCTGTACAGACTTTGCAGAGCAAGGGCTACACAGTCTCAATCACTCCTGCATAAGACATCATAAGTTTAACTATAAAAAGAAAGGAAACAAGATATGAATAAGTTAACAAAGAAGTACAAGGTAGTACATGAGGGGACCAAGATGGTGTTCCCTCTCACAGAGGAAGGTGACAATGCTGAGGTATTCCCATCGGTGAATGCCACCGCAGTAGAGTTTGATACATATCCAGAAGCCAAGGCTTACGTAGATGAGCATAACTTGGTGTATGAGGAGCCAAAGTATGAGTAGACAAAAAAATAGGGTGCTACATATATGTAGCACCCTATAATTTACGGTGCAAATATAACTATTTTCGAATGCAGATGCAAGATCCTAAAAGAGACTCTAAGATAATATAAATCGGATACTTATTACAAGCCTAATTCTTTCGTGTGAGAGAAGTTCCTATTTTTCCCTTTAGTTAATTTGATGGCATCTGACTCATAGAAACATCTAGAACAGAAACAATCAAAGTAAGGAGTATAAGTATAGTAATGGACTTCGTTTACACTATATCCTTTTTTAATTAATGGGCATGAACTATTCGAATGAATGGTTTGCTTGTGATTAGGTAAATCCCTTTCTATGTAAACGTAACCACCTAACCTAGTTGGCATAAAATAATACACAACAACTAGTACCATCCCAAAGAATAGCAAGGCTAACAAACGTACATGCTGCCTTCTTATTTTCGGAGCGAAGTGCATATCATACATTTCTTTTTTAGAAACTAATGCACCGTTTGTTTTACCTACTGTACATATACGATACAATGACAGGCAGGATAAAATAAACAGAACTGCAAATATAATAATCGAAATAATTGTTTCCATACGCTATAATTTTATTTTTCCTGCAAAAGTACGAAAAAATCAGATAGGTTGTACCGGCACAAGCTTACTTTCTTCCTAGTTTAGAAATATGCTAAATAATTGAGCATTATCTTACTCATCGTAATTCCTTGAAAAACAATCTTCTAACCCATAAAAACTTTATTTTGAGTATAGTTAGGTAGAGCCTCATCTTCTTCGTAACTTTGCACCAAGTTCAATAGTGAACGAAACGAATAAACTATTTTATTATGAGTGAGTCAAAAACTTACGTATTCGGGGAGAACGGAACCAGCCAGGGCGGTGGTTTCAATAGCATTCTCGCTATGCTCCCAGCACTTATGCAGCGACAGGGTGTAGATCCAAGTTTGTTTGCTCTCTGCAACGGCAAGGGCAATGGAAACGGATGGGGTGATGGTTTGTTTGCCATCTTGCTTCTCTTCCTTCTTATGGGTAGAGGCAACTTCTTCGGTGGAAACAATGGCGGTTGCTTGATGCCTAACGGACAGGGGGGCGTTATGCTCAATAACGATGCCAATACGGCTGTTATCATGCAGGCAGTTCAGCGCAATGGCTTCGATGTTCAGTCGCTCGCTACTGCTCTCAACACTACTACCGGTAACGTTATCGCTGCCATCAACGGTGTAAGCAAGGAAATTTGCGGTGTCGGCAATCAGATGGGCATGACTGCTAATCAGGTATTGACTGCCATCATGCAGGGTAACAACGCAATCGCTACCCAGTTGGCAGAATGCTGCTGCAAGACCAACAACAACATTACCGCCATGGACGGCAATATCAAGTTGGCGATGTGTCAGCAGACTGGTGCCTTACAGAATGCCATCAACAACGTGGCTGTAGGTCAGGAGCGTGGCTTCTCCAATGTAGCTTACGAGACCCAGCGCCAGACTTGCGATTTGCATAACGCTATCAAGGAAAGCACTCAGACCATCGTTGACGGTCAGAAGCAGGCTGAGATGCGCGAAATGCAGAACAAGATTGATGCGCTTCGCGAGGAGAACAGTACCTTCAAGGCTTCCGCAATGACTTCACAAATCGTGGGTCAGGCTGTAGCACCTATCAATCAGGTATTGGCTGGTCTGCAGAACGAGGTGGCAGGTATCAAGTGCAAGCTGCCAGAGACAGTAACCACCCCTTACAGCCCATTCACTGCGGTTCCTAACTGCGTGGCTTATCAGGCAGGTTTGTATGGTTTGAATGCTGCTAATGGTGCAGGATTCTGGGGTTAAAGAAAGGAGGCTGCTATGTTATGGTTAAGACCTTTTACTTGGGTGAATCGTAACGGTTCGGCGGCTATCGCTTCTACTGGCGTGAAGGTGAATACTGCCGATGTGGTGTTCACCTTTAAAAACCACGCCTTCGTGAATGCCAACTACAGAGGAACGATTTTCGTAAATCTGCGTCAGGCTATTCCGGATGGAACGACAGGTACGCTGCCTATCCTTTTCGAGACCAACGGCGTAACCCAAGCTGTAACCAAATTCAATGGTGATGCTTTGACGGTTGCAGACGTGCCGGGAACTGGAGTGGTTCAGCTCTGGTTTGAGAGAGACACTAACACCCTTCAGCTGATGACGGGTATTGTTTAACAAACAGAATAGATAATAGGAGATTACATTATGTTTCAAGGTTTAAGAACAAATTCTTTATTCTATGTCCTAGACAAGGGCGAAAACCCGAACTTGCAGATTGGTCAGGTTGTTTCGGTCAGCAATCCTCAGACGAAATACCCTACCTTTAACAACGGATTCACGCCTCAGCCTATGGAAACTGTGGTTGATGTGAAAGTGAAGCTGAACGATGAGGAGGTGGATTTCAAGCAGCTACCTGCTAACGGACAGATAGCCAACGACAAGAACCTTGTGGTGAGCGACAACAAGGAAGCCATGAGTGCAGAGGTTGATACGATGCTGAGACAATCCAAAGCGATACTGAAGAGCGTAGATTACCACAAGAAAGTCGTTGATTCTTGTGAGGGAATGCTATTGCAACTCAACCCCCAGATAGCCAAGGAGAGGGAACAGACTGAGAAGATCAGCAAGCTGGAAGGCAAGGTTTCTGGCATGGAGGGCAAACTCGACAAGATGATGGGATTGCTCCAACAGGCGATAAACAAGTAATCTCCTATCTATTCACATTAAAAATCTTAGAATTATGATAATGGTTGAGATTACAGAAGACAAGTTTGATGGCTTGTATGAGAACGTGGAGAAAGGCTTGCGCTACTTGGATAAGGCGATGAACTGTCTGGGCGAAATGAAGCGTGAAGGCAGACGTGACCGATACGGCGAGCGCAACCGCATGCCCGATTACAGAGGTCGTGGAGGCAGAAGTGGTATGCGAGAGCATGAAGAGTACGACGACATGCGCCAACGTGAAGACAGAGACCGTGGAGAGCGTGATTATCGAAGCTACGGCGACGAGTATTAACTAACTTGGGGTTTGGTAGTGAAACAGATTTCGTTACCAAACCCTTTTTAATATCAGAAAGATTATGGAAAGAAAATACAGACAATCTTTGAACGCCTACGATTATCAGCCGGAAGAAATGAGAGCTTACCTTCGCTACAATGGCTGGCACTTCAATAAGAAGATGTGTGAGTGGGCAGTAAAGCAGATGCGGAAGAATGGTAAACCTATCCGCATGATGAGCAAGGATGATATTGAGGACATCTTGAAAAAGAACAACATCGTGCTGGAGAATAATGTAGGCTACGATGCGGTTTACATCGCGCACATGTGTCTGGCTGATTTCTACGGTTCATCCATCACGGAAGAAAAGCAGATGGCCCAGTTCATCAAAGACTACGTGGATGATGAGGATCAACAGGATGGTTTCATCTTCAACCGCTTCTATGCAGACACATCTTTCAATGGCGTTGGCATTCCTTGGGAAGAGATATTGTAGTTGATAGTTTAAAGTTTATAGTTTTGACTGAGCAGGAGATTTACTTGGAAAGGTATGACTGGACAGTACATGTAATGTACGATGTCCACTCAAAGGATGCCATGAAGGTAAGAAGGCATCTTCGGGATTTGGGATGCGCCGGCATTCCTCTCGAAGATGCCTGTAATCTCGTGCTCGAAGGCGAACCCAACAAAGGCATCACCTATTCCAATATAGACACTAGAAAAACGATAGTAGTAATAGGCTGGACCACCTCAAAAGGGGAGTACACGAATAGCCTCACCCACGAAATGCTTCATGTAGTTCAGCACATATCCGAGCAGTTCCTTATAAATATGTACACCGAAGAACCCTGCTATCTTCTAGGCTCCCTCTGCCAAGCCGCCACAAGCAAGAAAAGCCCCCTCTAGCCCCCGTTCCTCAGCATTCCATGCTGAGTCATTCCCTGCTCATTTATTTAGCAAAAATCTAAACTGTGCAGAAATTGCCTTCAAACCGATACAACCTATCAATATTATCTGTACCTTTGCAAGAAAATAAGCTAAATTAAGGAAGAATTTTAATTTTATCAATTATGAGCAAATATAAATTGAACATTTATCAAATTCAAGAGAAAGAGACTCTTGATGTAAACTTAATCAGTCTTAAAGACAAGATTGAGGCTATTATGAAAATTGACGAAACAATGTCTAATGCTCCAGCAGCATGTTTTGAAGAAAATGAAGAAACCCCATTTGCTATAGCTTACAAGAAAGCTAATGGCGAAGTGGTTTTCTATTACCCAGAGTAAGTTTAAAAAAGGGAGTGGGCGCAAGGCTCACTCCATTTTTTATATTATTCCAATCTATCCAGCTCATCCACCGCATCCATCATGATTCTGTCAATATTCTGATTAGCGAAGTTGATGCTCTCGGTATCGCTAGCCTTATCCCTCATCTTCTTCCATCGCTTCATCTGCTTCTCTGCCAGCTCGATTACTCTCACCTTGGCGGACTCCTTGGAGTTTTGGAAGTGATAATACTCACCGATATTCGTGATTCTCTTGTCAATCGGAACGTTCTTCGATTTCAGGCGGTCCACGTTGACCATGGTCTTCTCCATTTCGTCCTTGTAGTTATACCACTTGCTCTTGGTTCGCTGCAAGCTGCTCTGCTCGTTTGGCGTATAGAATAGAGAGCGAAGGAAAGGAATATCCTTGGTTTCCGTGTCGCTTCCATGCTTAATAACACCGATAGCTCGCTCAGTAAAAGTAGCAGCACCGCCACCGATACCACCGATGTAATGATTCAGCATACTAGGGTTCGTCACCATATCCAGGAAACTGTTGCCCAGCATATCCTCATTACCCTTGGCTACGTCGTTTGTCTGCGCATTCACAAACTTATTCACAGCCAGATAACCGTCAGGTACACCCTTGTAGGCTCTCTGCCAAGCAGGGGAATTTTCATTCCAGTCACCACGTCTTTCAATCGGCGCACCCTTCCAGTCGGTGTTTAACTCCCATTCCACGAAAGGAGATAGGGCAGAAGGAGAGATAGCCTTGATCGTCTCATTCAATGGCTCCTTGCCAGCCGAAGAGTTGCCGAGATAGTCCATCACCGGCACAAGCTGCGACATACAGCCTACAGCATCCAAGGCAGGGTTCTTCTGTCCGCTCACGTTTGGCGAGAAGGTCAAACCAGCCGCCAAGTCACCCAGACCATAGAAGGCTCTCAACTCGATGGCAAGCGGAATTGTAACAAACTGACCGCCACCTTTATATATACAGAGATTGTTTCTTCTCACGTAGTCAGGCAACTCGCCGTATGGGTCCTTCACTCCCTTTCTGTCCTTCTCGTCCTCACTCGCAATCAGCACATTGTTACCAAGTGCAGCAAGCGCACCGAGGGCAAAAGGAATGGCAAGCATATTGATAGAAGTACCCACAGGATGGTTTTTCAAGTTCTTCACAAGAAGATTTGTACTCTGAATACCGGCATTGAAGAACATAGAACAATGTCTCAGATAGCTAGCCGTAAATCCGTAAGCCCATCTTGCAGCCGCCTTGCCGCCTGTCATTTCTCCGTTCTTGAAACTCTTGATGGCATCACCGCTTCCATGGCGGTTGAAGTTGGTAGATACCTCCTTCGCATCATAAACCGAACGGATGATAGAGCGGTTACTGTCTCGACTCGCACAGAAGGTAGCGAATCGGGCGATATTCTCAGCCACCTCGTTGATGTTCGCCAGATTTCCGAAGAAGAAGTCACGAAGGGCTGCGCCGCCCTTGTCAATCTTGCTTCTTTCGCTCTTCACATCTTTCTTGTACTCCTTGGTCCAGTCCTGCATGTTCTTGATCTGTACCCAACCGGTTTCGCCGCCGTTCTCCATAAACTCCTTGAAATATCGCTGAACTTTATCGCTCATATCAAGCGTGCCGTTGCGATACTTGGCAAATAAGCCCAAGCCAGTAGTTCCGCTCAAATCCTTGAAACTGATATTTGAAGCACCCTTATACAAGCCCAACTGAGCATAGTACTTCGCCCAGAGAGCACCATATCTTGCACCCTCCTTAGAAGTAACGTTGCTAGATGCAAACTCTGCATCACGCATGATGTTTCGCATCACGAACTCAGGGTTATAAGATGTACACAACTGCGCCATCATTCTTGAAATAGAACTCAATGGTTTCATGATTCCCTTGGCACCCGAGTTCTCCAGCAATCCATTCAACGCCTGCGCTGCTCTAGGGTTTCCGTTGATAATAAAAGAATGGGTCCTTCCGGCAATCTTCACGTCCACGATGTGCTGCGATTTATTCTCTGCTCTTTGGAACTTATAGCCGATTCTTCCTCTTCGATACACCTTTGTCGCCAACCCCTTTGATTCCAAATCCTTCATTTCCATATTGAAGTCTGCTACTATCTGATTTATTTCATCAGTCGTAGCGTCCTCGGGAATGTCTGGGTAACGCTCCACGGTGGTGTGAGTGATAGGGTCATCGGCGTACCAAACCCTAGTCTCCGTCACAAGATTATTGTTCGAGTTGTTTCTTACGAATCTTGCAAATGCCTGACGGATAGCGTTCATACCGCCATTCTTGATAGCTCTGTTGCCCATCGCGCCAATCTGCGCCAGTACGTTTGTTTCGCTCAGGTACTTGTGTCCTCTCGCTCTCATGATCGTACTTCCGATATAGCTCTTCGGGTCTCCCTGCTCAGTAATGTAGCCATAAGTATCTTCTGCCGTAGCCTCATCATACTTTCTCAAAGGCACATACCAGTTGAACATATCAGACACGTGACCGTAAAGCTCTCTGCTGATAAGACCATTCTTATAGTCAGTATCAATAGAATACTGGGTGGCAGCCTTCACCTTATCCCAATAGTCCTTAACAGACCCCCTCTTGATACTCTCCATCTTTGCTTCTGAATCCATCACGCTCTGAATAGCCTCAGCATCATCGTAAGGATCAGAAGATTTAGCCACTTCCTGTATAGCGTGAATACCCGAATAGTCATGTTCGCCAGCATCAAACTTATTATCACTATCCACGTAGGTACGGATGAAATCGTCCATGCGCTCATAATAAGTCTTCAAGTCGATGTCTCCACGCTCCAATTTCTCGTCAAGGGTAGCTTTCTCGTTGTTCCAATCGAACTCCACAGTATCAGCTAGCTTCTTAGTCTTCTCGTTCATGCGCATATACTTCAAGGCATCACGCACATACAAGATACGGTTTCGCTCCAAGCCATGCTTGGTAATCATGTAGAGATTGAAGTTTCTAATTTTCTCATCGTCCTTCTTGCCGTCGAATGCATCCAGTACGCCGGCCATGGCCTTGTCAAGAGGCTTCATCACGTTGCGTTCAAACATCTGAGCCGCATCACTCATCGCACCCTGCATGGTGTTCTGCAGTATATAAGGATTCTCCGAAGAAGCAATATCCTCAATCTTCTTGTCTGGCACAATCGCATTCATCAATTTCTTCAACGAAAGCATATTATCCATATAGCTCTCGGTGAACATATAGCCGTGCTCATCAAGCGAACGGTGGTATCTGTCAAGTGCCGTGCCGGTAGATGGGGTAGTACGGAAGTGAATCTCACCATCTGTAGCCTCGTTCCACTCAGCCTTGGTAAGATTATCCATACTTCTAACCTTTCCGTCATTTCCGTAGAACATGCCATCATGCGCCACGACAGCAGGCATACGCTCATGGTCGAGACGGTATTTCACCGCCTCGGCTCTCAGTTTCCAATAAGGATCATTCGGATTCTTCTGCAAGTTCTTGCTCAACCAGAGCAGATACTTCACATCTTTAGTATTAGGAGCAATACGATAACCGATTTCGTGAAGGAAATCAGATACCTTATTCTTGATACCATTCCAGAATCCAACTTCACCCTTGCCTTCCTCGGCGAGTCGCGCGATACCTTCCTCAATAGCATCATAGATATTCAGAGGATTGAACTTTCTCTCCTCATCCACCAGCTTCTTCAAAGCCGCATTCTCAGGCTTATCCAAGTCGTACCATACTTCACGAAGGAACTTATCGAATCGTTCATCACCAAACAACTCTCTCATTCCCTTGTGTCCAACCACCTCATGCCAGATAGTCTTCTCGGCAGTATATCTGTCGTGGATATTAGGCATGTAAAGATGCACCTCGCCAGTCTTCTCGTCATACCAACCGGTAATCTTTCTGCCTTCCTCAATAGCAGCCTTCGCTGCATTATTGGTGATTTCATCAACCGATGAAACCATGTTCACCTTTGCGCCAGTCTTCTCTGAGAGTTGTGTGATATGGGAAGACACAGGAATGCTAGCCTTTTTGTTAACAATCTCATCGTTAAGCTCTGCTCCCTTTTGGAATCTTTCATAATCGAGATTTCTGATTACGTTCTCCAATGCTTTGTCAAGTCTGTCAAGGTCAGTCGTTGTGTCAACGTGGAATCCAAGCATCTTTTTTATGGCATTGAAGATTCTTCTGAACCATCCTTTTTGAGCAGGAATCTGAGCTGCTATCTTTCTCCATTCTGGGTTAGCCAACTCAGTTATCATTTCGGCAGGATTTTTTAGTGCGTAAGGCTCAGTACCACCGATATGCTTATCAAAGTAAGACTTTATCTCGTCATACAAATCAACTACCTCTTTAGCTGCATTCCTTTGTGATTCAGTAAGCAAGTCACCATATCCCTTTCGATAAAGGTTGATGATGTCCGATGTCACAACGTGCAACATTTCATGGCAGATTGTAGAAGCAAGTTCTTGCTTGCTGAATTGAATTGAAGATAAGAAGTCTGTATCTATCAATATGTAGTTCTTTGGATGATAATAATATCCCTCAGTATTGACCTTTTTATAAGCCTCACCTTTCAACTTTGTTCCAAGAACATCAACTAAACCTTCAATGCGGTCAAAAATCTTTTTAACGTCAGCATCGCTGTTGTAGTCATTAAAAATCCTTTCAACCTGTTCCTTGCTTGCCCAATCTCCTTCTTCGAGACCATACTTTAATCGGATATTATTGAATCTTTCGAGAAGATATTCTTTAGCTCTTTGAGCAGCTGCCAAAGAGAGCGCCGTTTCTTTGTAATCTGAGAGTACCCCTTTTCTGCCGGATATTCGCACACTATCCCCTTGTGGAACTCCACCCATTCCTCTGGAGTCATTTCCTTCGGCTGTTTCGGTTCCAATAGCACTTTTGATTTCGTTGATGTCTGATTTCCTGTTGAATCCATATCTCTGTTCTATATCTTTAAGTTTACTATCCAACGAGTCAATGACAGATTTTAGACCTTCATACTTTTGAATAGGATTTCCTTTTTTATCATATTTAAAAGTATCAATATACTGTTTTGTAGCATATTTGTTTGCCTCTTTTTCTATGTTAGGCTTTTCAGAAGAATCCCCATAAAGTCTTTCAACCTCATCATCGAATCTCTTTTCAATCTGCGAAGATACGTTTTTATCTACATCTTCCGGAATGATTCTACTATTCTTAACATCTTTTGTATCTGTTTTAGAATACTGCAAGCCTCGGTCCTCACGGAAGTGAGTGCCTTCATCCTCAGAAGTGTTGCGTTCCTCCTGTACCTTCACACCCATCTTAGACAGACGGTCCAGTACTGGCTTCAACTGCTCTGGCTTAAACTCAGCAAGCATATTGTTGCCTCTTGTCTCGAAGTTATTGCCATTAACCAGTTTCAGCAAATCTTCATCCATGAAGTACTTGCCGCCCTTCGCCTTGCTCTTCGGTACACGAAGTTCATAGTAGTAGCCACGATTGTTGTCTATGCGTTTCACCTTTATTTCACCATCCGATGAAGTAACCTCGTCAATACCACCATGCCAAGAAGAAAGCTCAAACTTCTCAGTCACGCTGTTGATAGGCGCATCCGTAGTTAAGCCCTTAGGGTCGAATCTATCTGGCATTAAGATACCAGTCTTCACCTCGCCAGTATCAGTTGTATATTTCACCAACTGACCGCCCAAGCCCTGATCCTTACTGTCAACCAAAGCCTGCATCAGATTACCGGTCACGATATAGCCATCCTTGCGACTCTCGTTGCTGGTCAGTCTATCCCAGTTATCAAAGTTTTGGTTCAATACTCTGAGATGGCTGTCTCCCATACCGGCAGCCTGCTTGGTCATGCGGTCGATAGAACCGATAATATCCACCTTGTTTTCACCAGAACCCACCTTGCCGGCAATAGGGAAAGTAATCTTTCTTCTGCCATCCAAGGTAGCGAAGGAAACGGAAGAGGCGTTAGGCGAGTAGTTGTCTGTAATCTTGATGTCAATAAGTCTACCGTAACTGTTGCCGAATCCGCTCAACTCGTTTGGATTGTTCATATCCATAGGCAGAACGAAAGCGCCGTTAGTATCGAAGGTATCAAGCACACGCTCAAACATTTCAGCCTTGGCTTTCAGGTTCTTCACCACATCGTTCAGCTTATCTTTCTCCTGATTGTAGATGTTATCATACTGATAGCCAGCCATCTTCTCAATCTGCTCATCGCTCATACCCGAATCCTTCTGACCCTTCTTAGCATCTTTGATATACTTCTCCTTAGCCTTGGTTGCAGCCTTCACGGCACGCTCCTCATACTTCTGGCTTGCGTCGGCAATCTTCTGGTCGAAGTACTCCTTCACGGCAGCCTTCTTCTCGGTCTTGTATTCATCCCAAGTCTTACCGCCAGTCAAGCCTTCCTGCGAAGCCTTCACCTCAGAAGCCTTCATTGGTTTCTTCAAGATAGCCATGTTCACCTTTTCGATATAGGTGTTGTCGGCAAAGGCGTTATCGCCGCCCGGCTCTGCACCCTGCTTCCAAACTTCCTTGTGGAGAGTCTTAGCCTTCAAAGGCAGCTCGGTAATTTCAAGGTCGTTCTCACCCATTTCGTTGAGTCGCTGAATCTCATTGGCATAAAGCTCGCCAATCTCCTGCAACATCTTCTCCTGCTCAGAAACTCTCAGCAGAGCCATACGCCCAAGCAACTTGCTTGCATCGGCACCAGCTTCGCCATCACCAACACCGCCACCGCTAGCAACAAGAGTCTGCGGGTCGATTCTAGACAAATCATCGCCATTACTCTTTTCCCATCCGAATGGATCAGCCATGCGTGCATAAAGGTCAAGATGCTCTGCCATGTATTCCTTAACCACCTTATCACCATATTTATTGGTAATATCGGCAACTTCCATTTCGTTGAACTTACTCTTCTGAGAAGAAGTAGTGTTGGCATCAAGTGACTTCAACTTAGCCTTAAACATCATCAGCAGTCGCTGCTCGGCAGGGATAAGGGAAACCACATATTCGTATGCACCTCTAGCCACCTGACCGGTTCGGTCGATACGTCCACGCATCTGAACCTCATCATTCACATCAAGCTGCTGCTGCGCCACGATCATCACACGCTTCTTCTGGTCCTTATACTTGCTCGAAGCATGCAGAGAGATACCAGTTGCAGCACTCTTGTTCAGAATAAGCGCATCAATCTTACCATCGTTAAAGTCGCGCGCGAGTTTCTTCTTGTCTGTGTCAGCGCGCTTCACCTTGGTAACAGTTCCGTTGTCGTTATAAATAAACTCGGTCTGTCTACCGGTCAGCTCGCCAACCTTATAACCTGCCTTCTGCAACTCGTTCTTGATAACATCAATAGGGGAGAGGGAAAGACCGGTACTTGTCTGCTCAATCTTCTTCTCCAGTTCATGATAAGCCTCAACTGCCTCATCGCCCAAATCAGAAAGCTTGATGTAGCCGCTTTCGCTATTATCCTTTGCGTCCTTCTGAGTATAGCGAAGTGTACCCTCCAGACCCTTCTTCAAAGATGTGCCCAAGTCTGGTGCGTCCATTTCCTCACCAAGCGCAAGGTTGCCTGTCTGCGATTCATTGGTATTATTCAATGCAATCACAGGTTTCATACCCTGCTTCAAGTAGTCGATGGCACGTTCTGCAGCAGACTTCGCTTTCAAGGAGAGAAGTACCTGCTGAACGGTATTGAACGCCTTGCTGGCAAAAGGCTGATTCTTGATTCCCAGGGCAGCCGTACCTTTCTTGATTCCAATAGTAGACTGAATAGCAGCCAACTCGTCATTACGCTCATCCACGTAACTTGAAACGTATTTCTTTTGGAAATTGATAATATCATTAAACAAACCGATGATACTATCATACTGTTCTCGCTGTTCCTGCACTCGCTCAGGATCATCAATTGCCTTCCAGTCGATGGTTACGCCAGTCATATCTCGCTCACGTCTAATCATCTGACCGCATTGTGTCAAGGTCTGGCTCATAATCTCCTGCAAGGTTGCACCACCACGCTTTACCGCATCAATCAAATCGGATGATTTCATACCGCCCTCGTTCATGGCAGTACGCAAAGCATAAATAGGCATGTTGTCAGGTCTCTTGGCAAAGGTTGCAGAGAAGAAGGTAACGTTCTTTGCCTTCTGAATAATGTGTTGGAAATAGTTTCCCTGTCCGCTATTGCCACCAGCCGTGTGGCTTTCGTCAAGGATAAGATAGGCGTTGCCCATCAGTTTTTCAATAGCATCACGTCTTCTTTGTCCGCTCAGGGCAGCAGCGCCGAATGTCTTACCCTTCGCAAGTTTCTTCTCTTTTCGGGCACCATTCTCGTCAAACTCATACACACCATTGCTTACTTGGCTGTAAGTAGTTAATACATAGTCGTATTCGTCTGGCAGTTTTCCGTTCTTTTCGATGTAGTCGAGCACACGCTTCACCTCGCTCTTCGATGGCAAAGCAAATACAACTTTTCCGTCTGAGTCGGTAATGGCTGCTTCCTTGGCGCTACCGAATACGAATGGTCTCAGCTCTGGGCTTCCAATATCCACCAAGTCACGGTAAACATCGCTCAACAAGCCAGCGGTCTTAGTGAAATATACAGGAACCTGCCCCTGCTTCTTGGCATATCTGATAAGCGAAGCAGCCTGTCTTCCCTTACCGATACCAGTCATATCTCCAATGATAAAGGCGTTGCCCTTCTTTGCCTGCTGCAAGGCAAGGGCTACAGAGTCAACCTGCTCTGCAGCAAGATGAGAATACAAATCGTCCTTATCATTATAGCCCAGCTCATCAACAAGGAACTGGTCTGCATCGCCCAACTTTTCAAGGTTCTTGTTTACCGCCTCCTGCTGGTCGGCAGGCATCACGGCTTTCAGAGTGAATGGATTTCCACTCTTAGGGGTATAGGTAACTTTCTCGGTGCTTAGTCCACGTACAGATTTGTCCACCCGCTGTAATTGTCCCCGTGGTCCGCTTCCGCTCCCGGCGTTGGCAGATTCATCAGCACTTGGCTGAGCGTCATTCCGTCCAGCTCCTCCTGATCCATTACCTCGCTGCTCATTGGCTCCAGAGGTTGGTTCTTTGCTTGGAGAAGGCTCTGCCCCTGTTCCGTCTGCTCTACTATCTCCATCAGAAAGTCTTCCATCTTCTCTTGGCTCGGTTCCTCGTTGATTTTCCAAGTCATCATGGGTTCCTGATACGGAAGTGGAGTCAAATAGGTCAGACTCTCGCTCACCATCTGGTTTGCTTCCTCCTCGTTCTCCTGCTCGTACTCTCTCTTTAGGAGTACCAGTAACGCCTTGTTTATCAAGTTCTGGTTGAGCACTTCTTGTTTCTCCTCCGATGGAAGAATCCATCCGTTCACCTCGTAGTATATCATCTTCAATTCGTTTATAAAGTTCGTCATAATCTTTCACGGCTTCCGCTCTAGCCTTATCCTTTACTGGTGGAAAGGCATTCTCGTTCAAGCGTCTTCCGTTTATTAATATAATACGTGTAGGGTAGCTGGTTCCCTGCTTTGCATACAAGCCACCATCCACATTAATCACGTCCTCCACATTATAGTGGCTATAGAGATAACCAAGGAAAGCCTTATCTTTCGGATTCAGACTTCCATTCTTGGCGTATTCTGTCTTGCCGCCGATGATAATGGCAGCACGACCATCGTCCTTCATGCTCTCCAAGGCATTGATAGCCATCTGTCCTTCCAAAGAAGAAATCTTATAGCCGTCATACTCCTTAGGGGTAGCACTACCAAATGGTGGATTTGTCACCACCACGTCAACGTCCTTGTCTGCAAAAGGCTGAGTTCCGTCCTGACTGGTCACGTTCTTGAAACCCTGTCTTCTCAGGTTCGCCAATCGCTGGGCATCAATATCGTTCACATGTACCTTATCCATTGGCAAGCCGATGGTAAGCATACCGTTGCCGGCACTTGGCTCCAGAGCACTCTCAATCACCTTACCGTTGCCCTTCACATACATATCTGCAAGGAAAGCGTAAGGGGCAGGGGTAGAGTACTGCTGCTTCATCACTCGTTCAGAATCTCTCTGGTTGAGGCTAGGTTGATTCTCATAGAGTGTCTTGATGCGTTCAAACTTCACGGCATCGTTGGTTGATTCAGAAGAAGCGATACCTCTTGCTCGCTTAACAATAGCAGTCTCAGCAAGCTCCTGCAAGTCCGTGTCCTTAATGTCCTTCAAGCCAACTCTCTCTGCTATCTGTCTCAGCTCAACAATACCGTTAAACTTATGTTTGAAGCCCAACTGTAGGTTCACGACATCAATAAACCTCTTCTCGCTCATCTTCCTTTCCTCAGCACTCTTGGAGTCACCCACCAGATTCTCCTGATGCTTAGGCGAAGTCTTCTCGTAGTAGTCAGCCCAATCCTTCAAACTCATGCGCTGCTCACCATCACGATAGCGGATATTCATCATCTGCTCATAGATGGCATCCACGTCTTCCTTCTTAAAGAGCTTGGCAGCAGGAGCAAACTCCTTACGCATTTCCTTCACCACGTCTTCAAGATTGTGCATACCTCTCTTGATTCTCAGATAAGCATTCTCTGCCATGGCGCTCACCAGTTTAGGCAACACTTCCAGCTGTCTAGAGTTAAGACCAATGAACGAAGCAGACGCTTCATCCTTGCCGGCATTTTTGAGCATATCCCAAAGGTCATTGACCTTCTTGTTGGAAGCCGCTACCGCTGCATCGTCAGCTTTCAGCTGATGCTTCTTTTCGGTTTTTGTTTTCTTCTCCTTCTCGAATCCTTCTGCTGCATTCTTGATTCCTTCCATAGGGTCAGCAGATGGTTCCGTTTTAGGAGCCTCAACCTTTGGTTCAGTCTTCTGCCCTCTAGTCTTGGCAAAGATGCTTTCATAGATAGCACGATGCAAATCATCCGTCACCTCACCATTAAGATAATCAAGAGCTATATCCTTGGATAAATCATCAACGTCAGCCTTCATGATCTCCTCCTCAGTCAGAGGATGCTCCTTCTTGAACTCTGCTGCAGCTGCCTCAATCGGGTTAAAAGTAGGGTCAGGATTCTCTTTCTTTGGAAGGAGTGGGAGAGGACCTTCTTCATTCTTGCTGTCAATATACTCAGTAACCTCATTCAAGTCACCAAACTTCTTGCCATCATACTCGTAGTATGAACCGGTGTATTCTCCCTTATCGTTAGGCTCATCAACCTTGATGACCTCCTTGTCTCCATCAATCAGAATCTTCTGCTTCATGATAGGACCATTCTTTGATGGAGTCTCAGTTTCCTCGTCCGTCACTTCAATACGACTTTCGAGTTCCTTGTTTTCTAAGTCGTCAGCCTCCTCTACTCTTGGTCGCTCTGCTTCTGCTGGTTCATTTCCTCCTGATGCTTCTTGTTTAGGTTCTTCATTGCCTGAAACATCATGGCTTCCTTCAATTTCTGAATGTCCTGTTCCATAATCTTGCCATTTTTTAAAGTTCAAATACTCATTAATTAACTCTTCCTTGGTAGAAGCTGCCTCAAACATATTGCCCTCGCCAGTATTTCTAGCCTTAGCGATGCGGTTGTATTCGTCAAGCAAATCTCTGAAATCAGAAACCTTGCCCTCCAAGGACAAAGCCATCATCTGAGAGATAGAAGAGTAACGCTTAGCCGCATCCTCACCGAACATGTCTGGTGTTCTCAGCAACGTATCAACCTTATTGCCGCCCTGTCTTGCCTCATAGAGCAACTGGATAGCCTGATCAATCTCATCACGAAGAGAGAACTCGCCCAGTTTCATGTTGTCCATTACCGAGCGGATAGCGTTGATAGCCTTATTCTTCACCGTAGAGTCGATGCCCAGCATTCTGATAGTCTCTGGCTTGAAGATAGAACCCAAAAGAAGGTTCTTCACATACTCCCTGCCTTGTGCAGAAAGTCGCTCAGGACTATCCATCATCTGTGCCACCTCGTTCTGTCCGATGATACCTTTATCTACTAACGTCTTCACCAAGTCATTTATTGCCTTGGAATTGTTAAAGAAAGCATCAAGAGAACCATTTCCCTCAATCTCTGCAACAATCGCGCCTACCTCGTCAGAAGTCAAGGTCTTAGCCTTGGCAACCGCCTGTTCGGTATTACTCTGAGTCTTCTTCTCGTTTCGGTTGAACTTGGCGAAGGTAGCTGCATCGTATGGCAATCTCTCATCCGTCACCATAACCAGACGTGGATGCTCGATACCGCTCTGCTCAATCTGCTCTCTGGTAAAGCCGAAGTTCTCGGCATTCTCCAGAAGGTCGTTGATGTATTCGCCGTCCGTTCCGTCTTTTGCCGCCTTCTGTCCTGCCATCGTTCTACCGTTGCCATCATAAACGATACCCTCGTCAGATACAACTGGCACATTCTCAATAGCCATGCCATTATACTTTCGGGCTATCTGGTCCGTATTCTGCTGAGCTGCCTTGTCGTGCTCATAGTCACGATCATTCACGGTTCTGCCCTCAGCATCGGTAGGGAATCCCTCAGATTTCTTATAGTCGTTATTCACATCATGAGAAGGAGTAAGACTTTCAGCCGGTACAATCTCATAGTGTCCCTTAATCTTGGTTTCTCCGTCAGGCAGCATTCGCGTGCGCTTGTTGCCTACAAGTCTAGGTGCATTCACAAACTTCTGTGCAGCCACGCTGCCAGCCTCATGTGCGCCCTCAGTCTGTTCAGTCTTACCCACGGTCTCAGCCACCTTCTTGGCAGTCATAGCCTTCTTGATATTCTGAGCGTGGTCCAGCTGCTTCTTGGCAGCTTCAATAGTCTGATTCTTCAAAGTCTCCTGCTCCATGATGTCGTTAGGCTCGGCGGTATAGTCTACCTTCATCTTCTCGGCATCCTTCAAAGCATTCTCAGCTTTCTTAATCTGTCCGTCCACCACCTTTTCGGCATTCTCACCGAAATCCTCAGTAAGAATCTCTGCACTCTGCTCTGGAGTCATACTAGCATAGTCTGGCGTAGGTCTTCCCTTGCTATCCGTAGTCATAGGAACATCGGAACCATCGGCAAACTTTCGGGTAGGCTGAGGCTGCTCTTGTGGTGCTAAGTCCTCATTTGTGGTATTATCTTCGCCCGATGTGGTATCAACTTTTGTTAAAGTGGTATTATCTTTTGTTAAATCACCCTCTTTTGTGGTACTATCTTCCGATTTTGTTGTATTATCTTGTGGCGCCTCCTGCTCCTGCTGAGGCTTTGCAGCATCCAACATAGCCTGCTCCTGTGCCGCCTGATTGTAAGGCTCAGAGTTCTTCATCTGCAATCTCTGACGATATTCTGCAGCAAACTGGTCGATAGGTTGATTTTGAAACAGAGTAACCTCGTCTGCCTTCACATAAACCAATTCCTTGGTATTAGGGTCTAGACATACAAGCATATCACCGCTACCTTCCTTGGCTCTACCTGTAGTCTGGTCGAAGGCAACATCACCCGAACCAACAAGAAGGGTTCTTCCGCTGCTGTCTTGCACGTACAAAGCCTGCTCGCCATTCATCGGCTGACCGTTCAATGTTCCGTGATAGCTCCAATCAGAAATAAAGCTCTTCACGTTTTCCTCTATAGCATCAGCAGTAGCCTGCTGCATACCCTGCACTCTGGCATTCGCATTAATATATTGGGCAAGTGGGGTCAACTCTTCTTCGGTCAATCCATTCTGAATGAGTGCATCGTAAATCTGTGCCGGTGTCAAGCCCTGCTGGTGTAATCGCTCAAAGGTTTGCTTGAACACATCGTTGCTATCCATCGCTGCATCAAGGGCTTGCTCTGCGTTTCGAAGGTTGCGCAACTCATCAACCACCACGCCGCTATCCGGTTTGTCCGTTCCCAGACTATGCTCCTCGGCAACCGTCTTACCTTGGCTGGCAGACTGGTCTGCGTGTGGTCTCCAGCTAGGGAAAAGCTCATCTTCGAGTGCTCTCTTCACATGATAGAAGATTCTGTTCTCCTCATCGGTACGCTTCATTGGGTCCTTGCGCATGATTTTGTCAATATCAATAACAATGCTTCCTTCTTTACCAAGAAGTTCTTTGATAGAAGCCATGAAGTTATTAGTATAACCTTTGCTTTCTGATCTGAGGTAGCCAAGCAAACCGTTTTTGTCCGCATACTTTTCCCAATCAAGATAGAGCGCACTCTTCTGGTTGCGCAACTCATCAATCAGTCGGGCATTATTCGGGTCTGTAATATCCTTATTCTCGTCATATCCGTTTTCTTTAAGGAATCTAAACGCCAGATTAGTGACAGTTCCATCATCATCTATGAACTGCATATCCTTCATCCTTGCATAGCCCATCAGCGACATCATATCGTCATTATCACGATAAAGCTTCTGCTTGTAAAGAATAGCTCTGCGCTCATCGGCATTCTTATAAGAGGTACGTGTAAGCAGCGTTCCGTTCTTGGTGTATTCCAGAATCTGCTTGTTCTTCACGTCGTTCACGCTTCGGTAGCTTTTGCCTCTTGTCGTGTTAAACAGTCCCATGGCCGCATTCACCTTCTCTTTGGTGCTCTGAGAAACGTCAGGGTCGTTCATGAAATCCGTGTAAGCCGTTTTGTATTTCGGATCTCTTGGAGCGGTCTTCGATGCACGGTCCACCTTCACGAAAGCATCCATCAGATTCTTGCCCGATGCAGAAGAAATCAATTCCTTCTTCTCGTCAGGAGTCAGACGAATATCAACGGCAATAGGGGAGCCGTTGGCATTCTTTCCAATCACGAAATTACCACCGCTATTATGAGTAAGATGATGCAGAATATTGCCCATCTTCACGAAGTTGCTAGGCTCGCCAGCCTTGAATGCGCCAACCATCACAACATCTTCCAACCAAGTACCGAAGGAAATATCCTTATCGCCAGTCACGTTGTCGGCAACCATCATGGTTCCTGCCTCAACGCCGAGACCGGCAGCCGTAGCACCAAACTTCTGCGCGCCATGAAGCAACCGCTCGCCAGTACTCTTCTCCATACCGGTGATTCCGAACTTGGAAACCCAAGGAGACATGATTGCGCCCGAAACTCCGAACATTGCACCTGTTACCGCACCATGCTCAGCACCCTTCAGACCAGCCTCGCCGATAGCCTGCAGCGAAGTATCATCGCCAGTAGAAGCCTGATTCAAAGCCGCAGTCACACCCGAATATCCTGCAAGGTTCAGCGCACCTGTTGCTGTTCTGGTTCCCAATCCCGACATGATCTTCTGTGCCGTAGTCATGTTTGCCACCTTGAAAGCCATCTGTTGGGCGGTAAGCTTCTGTGCCGCCTTCATCACGCCAGCCTTCACCAGTCCGTTAGTCAGAACTCGGGTTCCAGTATTCACGGCAGCACTTGCGCCGGCACCGATTACGGCGAGCGGACCAGAATCTGCAGCCATGTTTACGGCAGTAGATGCGAATCTCGTACCGATGCCAGAGCGATAGGTTTCATCCTTGTGACCGGCAACCTTCTGAATCTCCGCATCACCATCCGCAATAGCAATACCTTCCTGCAATCTCTGTCGTGTATCTCTAGACATCACAGATGGAGCCACCACCATACCGATAATAGAGTTGCTGAGGTTCTTGGCAATATAGTCAAGCGCACCATGAGGCATGATTTCCTCCTGGTTTCGCATCGTCAGAGCCTTCTGAGCATAGTTCATAATCTCAGGAGTAACGTATTTGTCCACGTATTCCTCCACACTCATGTTCAGTTTCTCTGCGCTCTCGGCAATATGGCGCTGCATTCCCTTCTGCGAATAAATCTCGTTGATTTTGCTGCTGAGATTGTTCATCAGAACGTTCTGACGATTCACCTGCTCCTGCGTCTGGGCATCACGGAAAGCCTGTTCCTTTACCGACTGAGGCGCATAGATGCCGCCCTTCTTATCAAGGTTCTGCTGATACTGCTGACGTGTTAACTCCTGTGCCTCGTTCATGGAAGAATCTACAAGTTTGAGCAGATCATTACCCAAGATACCTTCTGTCTGTCCGTCATTTCTTACAAACCTGTTGCCCTCAACCTCATACTGGGCAAGTGCTCTTGCATCGTCCTCTCTCTGCTGCTTGGCTCTAGCCTGTTTAGCCTCTGGAGTAGAAAGCTGCTGCATCGTCTCGTTGAAATTCTTGGCAGTAGGAGTTATTCTGCTTCTGCTGATAGGGGTAGCTCTCTGCTGCTCCTGACGTGCTGACTGCTCTTGTGCTCTTTGCATGCGTGCGCGCGCATTACTAGCCTGAGCCTGCTGCATCGGGTTCATCTGGTCGTTGCGCATGTGCATCAACTGCCAGTTCTGCATGTAGTCCGTACCAGAAGTAGTAGCCGTTCTAGGCTGCTGAGGTCTCTGAGGCTGCTGCCTCTGCTGCTTATACTGAGCTGCCACCTTCTGTGCTCTCTGCTTCATCGTCAGCTTCCTGACAGGCTGAACTGGCTTCTGCTGCTGAGGTTTCGGATTTACTGCATGAAGTCCGAGTCGCTGCGCAAACTCCTCATACGATTTACTGGAAACAGCACCATCGGCGTGAAGTGCATCATAGAGCTGCTTTCTGTTATGATAGCCCTGCTTGCCAGGCGCATACACGAACTGTCTGAAATGTTCTCTAGTTCCCGATACTGCGCCATCGGCTTTCAAGGCGTTGTAAAGTTGGTCAAATTTATCTCCAGCCATATATTATATATTAATGTTTATAATCCAAGTTTCTTTGTATTCTTATAGCCATTCTTCGACTTGCCGCTAGGCTTCGGTCTGTTTCTCGCATTCCTAGCCGCATTCTGCGAAGCTGCTGCCTGACTGGTAACAGATGCACCCTTTCGTCTTGTGGTGGTCGTTACCTCTGCGCCAGTCTTCGGATTGATGGTCTTCGTACTGGTAGAAGTAGAAGTCTCGCCCTGCGGAAGCTTGCCGTATTCACGGTAGTACTCCTGTTCCCACATGGTCTTGTTAGGCTGATAGCGCATCTTGCCGTTCTTATCCTCAAACCAGTACTTGGCACCCGAGCCGCTACCACTCCTGCCTGACCGTCCACCGCCGCCACGCCCCTTATGGGTTGCGTTGTACTGCTGAATAGCCAGACGCTGCCTAGTCTGCTCATCCTTCACCTTATCACGCCCCTTCTTATACTCGAAGTCACGCTTGTCCTTATCCTTCTTATACTGGTCAGCCGCCGCATCCTTTCCCTTTCGGTACTCGAACTTATCCTTGGCAAGCTGATTACCCTCACCACGAAGACCCATAAGATACTCCTTATAAACCTGATCAGCCTGTGCTTTTCGGTTATCTAGGTCGAGATTTGCCTGCTTATAGGCAGCGTCCGCATCAAGGGCAGCCTGCTTCTGTCTCTGAGCCTTGCGGTTCTGATAACCCTGTTCCATCATGGCAGTAGGGTCGTTGAACACCTGCAGAGGCGCACCCTTCGAAGTATTTACGATGTTTCCCATGTGTCGGATAGCATCAGCAAAGGCAGCGATATTCTCACGGTTGGTAGTGATTCTGCGGTCATACTCATCTGGAGTCTCACCCTCACGCATTCCCGGCCTGCTTTTCGGCATAACCTTGCCAAGCCAACTGAAAAAGCCACCATCCCTCTTTTTAGGGTCAGCCTCAAACTCTGGAACCTGCTGTTCCTGCGGCATCTGAAAGCCGCTCAGAGCAGTAGAAAGTGTATCATAGCGAGGTGTTCCGTCAGCATTCCAACCAGTAGAAGGCTGCGGCATTCCCTCAAAATTGCTCTGAGGCTGTGGAGTATTCTCTGCTGCATCGCCCATATAAGGAGTCTGTACTGGTCCCAAGGCAGGGTTAGCATTACCGCTTCCCTGCGGAACAAACTCTTCCTGCTTAGGCATCTGGGTGAAGTCTGTAACAGGTGCTGCGCTAGTCTGAACAGGCTGAGTCTCAAACTTACCGGTAGCACCGCCCCCATTCCCGAAGAAGTTAACGCCAGCGCCGCCATTTACCCCCGCGGTCCCTCCGTTGCCTCCATTCATCACCTGATCATAATCGGGATATTTCGCCCTCATCAGGTCATGCACAGCCTCAGGATAGCCGCCGATAGTTACCGGCTTCTTCCTAGGCTGCTGCGTATTCTGATTATTGTTTACTCCTGCCATAAGCGTTTGATTTCCTTAAATAAATCAACAATACTTTTTCTATGTTGCACAATAGTAGCAGATTGGTCTCCACCTTCCTCCGCTTTGTCGTAGCTGGTAGTAACCGTACCTCCTTCCTCTAAAACCTTACGTACATGCTCCAAAATTTCATTCATCTTAACCTCCTCAGGGTTATCCTCAGTAGGATGAGTATCTTTGACAGGAGAAAACTTCTTCTTCTCTTCCTCGCCAATCTCAGGCAACTGAGGGTTGAATCTGTAGCCATTCGCCCAAAGACGATATTGCTTGTAATCTTTTGAGGGGACTGGGCTGTCATTAACAATTTCCTTTGCCATCTTCTGAATCATCTTCTCAGCTGCCATACCGTAGTCACAATACTCCTTAGAACCTTTACGAACCACTTCAACCAGATTGGTCTTCTCCTCCAACTCCTTCTTGGTAGCCGCCAGTTTCTTGCCCAAGTCGACAATCACCTCGTCCTTCTCTTTCAGACGAATGTTCTGAATATCAATCTTGCCAATAGTCATATCGGCAATCTTATTGCGAAATTCTTCAACAACCTTCTTATAGTCATTATTTTCTTTTGTAAGCTTGTCAATCTCCTCGTCCTTTTCTGCAATCACCTTCTCTTTGTAAGCGAGAGCGCTCTCGGCACTCTTCAAAGCCTGAGCATCAATCTTGTCAACAACCTTGTCTGCAAGCTCCTTCTTCAACTTCACATTCTCACCAACATATTTCAGACCTAACTCGGCAAGATTCTTCTCACGAATCTTTGAAAGGCGAAGTTCCTCTGAAACGTCTGAAAAAACAGCGTTCTTGTCATGGATGATGCTGTTTAACTTGGAAATCTCCTTGCCGAGACGCTTTAGCTTATATTTGTAATTATCATTATTATGATGAATGCAGAAATACAATCCTGAAATCCATGAATTAAGATCTCCCTTAATCTTGCTAAGTTCTACAACCTTCTTGTTAAGGCATTTATTCGTCTCATTGGCTGCATTTAAGTTGGTATCAATATTCTTCACGTCCTCCTTCATTCTCTCAACCATGCCAAGCAACTCTGCATTTTTATCACGCAACTCTTCGATTATCTCGTCCTTTCTTTTAAGCGTCTTGGTATCATAAAAATGTAGCTTCTCGTAGGCAGCAATCTTCTTTCTCAGCTCATCCAACAAGGAATCGTTAAACTGGGAGGCTGATTCTTTAAGGGCAGGGTTTCCTTCCTTCATTTTTTCAATGACTTTAAGCAAATCTTTATTCTCCTGTCGGAGACGCTCAACATCAAAGTTCTGGTCGTAAACTAGTCCGGTATGAGGAACTGAAGAACTCTTATCCTCTGGCTGAGCTTCACCAAGACCATGGACCTTGGTGCTCTTTTCATACTCCTTCTTCAAGCGTTCTTGGCGATCAAACCATTCCTTTCCACTCATTACTATAGCGAAACAATGCTCGTTGACGATTTTTTTTGCTTCAATGACTTCTTGCTTCTCCCATACTGGTAATTCAGGGAATTTAAACTTACTTGAAACCTTAGTTAAAAAGTAACCTTCCTTCTCCAATATCTTCTTTGCTTCTTCAAATGTCATAATCTTTATGTTTTAATGTTTTGAAAACTGGTTAATAATATCGTCGTATGATGCAGGAATAATGCCGTTATCTGTCTCTTTGTAATAGTAGAATTTAGGATTCCACTCCTCAGATTCCTTCTTATTTTCTACCACTAGCACATTTCGGACTTTTCCATCCTTGCGTATCAACCGAGCATAATACTCACGTTCAGTATTTACTTTATGGTTATACTGCTCGTCCATTTCTTTTAGGAACTTTGCTAAATCATCTAGCGTTATCTCATTGTTGCTAGACTCGAATGGCTTTTCTATCTGAGACAAAAGACCTTTTCCTAACTTTACTTCCATATTATTTATGTTTAATCATTTTAACACTTCCCGAAAATTCAGGGGTGGGGAAAATCGGAAAACCGAAATCCAGAAAAAGGGGGTGGGGGGAGGCAGAATTTCTTTATTTGTATTATTCTACTATAATTTGCAACGGTGGTCAAAGGGGGTGGGGGTCTTGGGGTCGCCTGTTACGCCTCGTCCACCTCGTCTTGCCGTCCTTGCCTGTCGCTCGTCCACTCCACCTTCTAGCTGCTACCCAAGCCCCGACAAGCCGACTGCCTTCTTCAAGCGGTATTGGTCCTTCTCCTCGGGAGACATCATGCTCTCAGCCAAGTGGTCAGTAGCGGCAGAATGAGCGGTTTTGTCTTGTTGTGTTACAATTGTGTTACCAATTGGCTTTCCATTTGAGCCTAAAGCGTTGGTTTTCACCGCCTTAGCACCTTCGAGTTCTGACCCCAATTGGTTCACACCAAAATTGAACATCGCATTTGACGCATTTTGAGCCGCATCGCTAGTGGCTTGCGCCTTCTGCTGCTCGATTTGCTGACGTTCTCTAGACAACTGCTGAGTGTTCTGAAGGTGAGCGTCCTCCACATGCTGCTTGCGTGCCGTGTCCTGTGCCGCTACGTTGGCTATCGTGTCACCCATAGCCTTGTTGGCTGCCTCCTTCGCCATCGCCACACTTGCAGCAGTTCCACCGCCAACGGCAGCAGCACCATCAGCCTTGCGAACATACTCGTCCTGTACTTCCTTCGCCCTCCTCATGAGGTTCTGACCCGCTTTCGTGTCAAGGTAGTCCGTGTTGTAGTTCTTGTCGTACCAAGCCTTCTCAGCGTTCGTTCTGTACGTGTTCTCCGCTTGTGCCCTTCTAGCCGCCTTCTTCGCCTTGTTAGCACCGAAGAGAGAAGACGCAACACCGCCCGCCAAGGCAGCAGCACCTAATATCCATTCTTTCTTGTCCGTGAGTACAGGGCAAGAGGTCAAATGCTTTGGGATTTTTGATAATATTTCCGTCATAATTGCAATCATTTGATGTTTCGAGGGCAAATATATAATATTTGAAGTTCGGTTTTGCCGTGTTCCAACCTCGTTCAAAATCGCCCAAAATCCCACCAATTTCTTTCTCGGGGCGCAACTCACCCCTTCTTCTTCTTCCATTTCGCCCTCTAGAAGACCCATTTTGTAAACATACGTGATTATTGTAAAGAAAAGACAAGTGATTAATTATAAGCAAGTTAGTTTCAATTCCTCCCAAGGGTCAATAAAGCAATAATGTAAAGAAAGTTCTTATTTCATAAAAGAAGATTCTTTGCAAACAAAAAAGGGGGTTTGCATTAATAGGTACGCACGCACGCAAGGAGTTCGTTAGCAAACTTTAACTAGCCGTATTCAGCCTTCTTGAATGATTTTCACCCACAATCAACGCTAAACTCGCCTATTTCTGCCGATTTTTGCGATTTTCGGGCAAAGTTGGTCGGGATTTCTCCCAAATTCGCGAGTTTTGAGCCGTTTAAGAGCCATTTGCAAGCAGATTAGAGCCGATTTTGTGGGTTTTTCGTAGATTTCATGGTTTTGTGCCGGATAATGCGCTCATCTAGGATTAAGGCTTTTAGAAGATGATTTAGGCGGTTTTGATTTTTCTAGTTGGAGAAATATTTTTTCCTAGTTAGGGAAATTGTTTTCTTTGGTTGTTGTGGTTTCCTGTACTCTCTGTTCTCTCTTGTGTGTTCCTACCTTATGGGTGAGAGTGAAGAATCCTCGGGGGAGATAAGGGGGCAGCGCCCCCACGGGCGCAAGCGCCCTCCCCATGCCCTGTGGGGCTGACGCCCTCACCACAAGCCTTGCAGCCACTTGCCGAAGGTGTACACCGAATACAAGTAGCACACCACGATGAGCAATTGCAAGAGCCACTCAGCATACTTCATGAATGGTTTCTTATGTTCCTCCACCTTCCCGAATACATTAAAGAGATAGGCTATACAAACGAGTGAGACTGCACCGAAGGCGAGCCACATGATAATTTGAACTATAATCATTTCGCTATAATCCTTAACTCATCAACTTGCTTGAAGAACTCCTCCAATGTATCGGCAGTATAATGGATGCCCTTGTAGCGGATATAAGACGCAAAGTCCTCGTTAGGTCTCTTTACTTCATCCTCGAAGAACTCACTCACGTTCGCACCTATCACGTCAGCAACTTGACGCATAGTCTTATACGTTGGGTTGCCATTAATCATATTATTTAGGTTTACCCTATTAATGCCGAGGGCGTCAGACACTTGCTTTTGTGTAAACCCCTTTCGTTTTATTATCTTAGCTATATCCATAAACATACAATGTAATGTTATAATATTGGCTGCAAAGTTACATAAATATTTTGATACTACCAAATTTTTTAAGAAAAGTAATATCAAAACACTAATTAGTTGATTTACGTGTAATATTATGTTAATTGTGTTAAAATGTAGGCTTGAAGTGTTAAAATACTACCTAAAAATTTTGTGGTGTAACAATAAAGCATTACATTTGCACCCGAAATCAAGTTAGTTTGATTTCAGCGTAGCAATGGCACATTTAGAGATATTTTGGCTAGTAACGAACGCTATACAAATAGGTTAAGTAGGCAAAACACTGAGGTAGACACAGGACAAACACCGAGGACATCGTATACCGAGTTAGTTGCCACTCTAAAAGCAACAAGACAAAGAAGTCTCAAACACTCATCACGCAAGATGTAAAAACGCTAGTCGTGTTAGACTAGAGAAATATCGAAACACGTCAACCCACGGACGTTAAACGAAGGGAGTTAGGTCACATGTAACTTGTGAACGTTGGGCGCAAACGTACACCTGCACTTTGTATGTAGAACATTTTAACAACAACGACAATGGAAACAACAAAGATGTGTTTATTAGAATTGACTAAGGCTGATGCTATTGTATTAGCCAACATAATTAGAAGAACTGCAAGCGAGAATCCATTTCACTGGAAGGATAGCAGCGTTGAGAAGACAAGAGACCTGTACGATAACGTACTCGACCAGTTGTACGACTATAAATATTAAAGACTATGGCAAAGTTAGCAGATTATATCGCTTGTAGCCTAATTTATCATAAGGGCAACAAGTTCGAAATCGATGAAGAAAGAACCATAATGCCTTGTATATACGAGGATAGTGACGAGTATATCAAAGAGTATTGGGGAGACAACGAGTTTATCGGTAAATTTCCTGTAACATACAAAGGAAAGGAAGTACAAGTTCTTGTGTTCAAAGATTGGGAAGAGTACTTTGGAGTATTCAAAGACGAAGAAAACAAGGGCATGAAGACGTATATCGTAGTACAGGAATTCTCAGAACCCGAGAAAGAGCCAAAGATTATCGCTCAATTCAATGAAAGGTGGCAAGCAGAACATTATGCTTTGCATCATGAAGGGAGACTTTGGGTGTATGAAATGAGTAAGTAACAATGTGGGGAGATAAGGGGGCAGCGCCCCCACGGGGCGTACGCCCCTCCCCACGCCTAACAGACAAAAGATTATGGCAGCAGATAATATCGTAGAATTTCGCAGAATCGAAAGATTTGCAGACAGAGTAACAATGACACCTGTACACACAACGCACCTCAATGATGAGTTGACAAACAGGCTTAAAAGCGACCTCAAAATAGTAGGCTACAAGTATGTTGGACGCAGCAAGGATAGATACGACAACTACTACACAACTTACGAACTGAAGGTTCCTAAGGAATTAACAGAAAATCGTGAAGTTATTTCTAGAGTAATAATAACAAGATTAAAATAAGGCTTATGGAGAAGACAATAACACTTACGAGCAATGATATTTGTATCATCACACTCGCTTTACTAGATAAGGCGATGAACATCAAGAACTCAGCGAAGATATGTGGTATAACCCTATCTTCACAGACGTTAGAGAGACTTGCTAACATGCAAGAATTAGTTAACAAGATTAATGATTAAGAGTTATGGCAGTAAAAAGAGACTACAAGGAAGTGTGCAACGCATTTGACAACTTGCGCCAAGCATTAGGCGATAGCGCAATGTTAGATAGCCTGTATCAGTTTATCGGCACAAGCGAATTAGCCGATTATGTTGAACTTATCGCAAAGGACGAAGATATTTATTTAAGCTATGATGGCGAAGTAGATGAAACCCGACCTTATGAAGATGAGGACGAAGAGGAAGAGGAGGAAGAAGAGTAACTAACTAGGTGGGGAGCAATCCCCACCACAATACTATAAGATTATGAAATCAGAAGGACAAATGTTAGAAGAGTTCATCTTATTGAACAATATAGCTACAGAAACGGAAATAACCTTCATGGCACTTGCTTACGGCTATAATGCTGAAACGATGCGCAATCTAATACACATCAAAACAGGGTGTCCCTCTTACGAGTTGTGTATTAGGGTTGGCTATCAAGGAACGAAAGAGTTAGATAGCTTTTATAGTATTCATTAAATAGATAAGATTATGAGAAAGAACAAGACTTACGAGCAGCAGAAGAAGTACTATGACGAGTACAACGACTATGAGAGTTTAGGAGCCATCTTCCTGTATTGGCTCGAATGCGGCAACGAGACCGCAGCAGCCATGCAAGAGACCTACAGGGAAGGCACAAAGGAATGTAAGGAATACATTATGGAAGACCTCTTCCACCTTTGCGACAAGAAACAATTCTATCAGTTCGTTAGAATCTTCAACTTTGGCAAGAAGTAACATGGAGCGGTCAGCGAATAGAGGAGCACATCACGTTCAAGCCGTGAGACCGCACAAGTATAACAATTAAAAGAAAGGAACGAAAATGATAAAGAAAATTTTAACTTTGAAAGAGTATTGGAGTCTAATCAACGAGATAAGCGACTATCTCAGAGAAGACCATGACACCATTACCACGAAAATCAACGGAGTTGAATACGTAGTGTATAAACGTCTAAATCCCGACTATGTGGAGTTTCTGAACAACGAAACGAAGGAAGTCACTTTTGTTGATATTATAGACGAGCCAACCGAGGTTTCAAGCCTTTTGGTTCAGTCAGCAGTAAACGAAATAAGATATAGAAAGGATTAAGTTATGGACATCACAATTTATGTATTAATCTTCTTAGTTGGCAGTCTTACAGGCTACAGACTGAGAGCAGCAAAAGACATGGAGGACGAGTAATATGGTTAAGTTAGAACTTACAGACGAGGAGTATGACGCAATCAGAGCGTTACTCTACCAAACAACAACAGCAGCCTATGCAAAGGCAGTTGGTTGCGCAGTCTTCATGGCAGCACATTTGGAGTTGTTTCCCGAGACATACAAGACATTAGAAGAGATAAACAAGAAATTAAATCCGTAAAGATATGAAAAAGAGAATTAAGATAGTTTTGGTAGTGGCAACGATAGTTGCCCTACCTCTTATGGGAGCCGGAATGCAGCAGACCAAGAGCGAGGAGAAATCTTTGCTAGTAGACTTCATCGAGTATTGCAAGACATGTGAGAACCTTAGGCAAGTTGATCCTAACAAGGACTACACCCAAGCAACACTCCATGAGCTGAAGAATGCAGCACGTTTCTATGAGGGACAGGAGAACTTTGCAGACTGCACAGATTATCAGCAGCAAGCAGAGATAGATAAGATTATCGGCAGAACTTATAATGCAAGAATGACTTATGGACGATAAGGAGTTTAAACTAGCAATACACAACTACTTGAAAAGTGAATTGCTAGCAATGCCAACAGAACAGGCATTAGATACAATATTTCGGTACTATGGTTCAATAAATCTTCTCACACAAGAGTTTTATGAAAACTCGGTAGAGCATGGAACCATAAAGAAAATGAACAATAATAAGTAACAAATTTAAATTATAGAAGATATGAAACCGAAATTAGTAAAACAAGCAGTTGCTTTCGCAGCTGAGTTTAGCGAACAGAATAACGAACGTATTATTGTTCTTATTAACGGACAAAACGAAACAACCGCGGTACGACCATACCTCGGCCATAATTTCAGCTATGAACAATTTTTAAATGCCCTCATCATAAATTTTGGTGATGGCAAGAAATTTATAGATATTGATAGTATTAATTCAATTCATTGTTACAAACAAAAAATGTAGGAGATAAAATTATGAAGACAACTAAGGCAGTTAGATTGAGTGACAATTTTGTAGGAGTTGAGATTAACACCATACAAGACGTAGTAAAGGCACAGGCAGCCGGACTCAAACTTGTAGACAAGGAAGGTTGGGAATATAGTATTTACACCATCGAGGATGAAGAGACCGGAGAAGAGCGAGAGCCAACAGAACAGGAAATCTTCGAGCACATCACCAAAGACCTATCAGAAGGCAAGGAAGTGTACGCATGTATGGAATTATCGTATGATTGGGAAGTACAGGAACGAGCAAAGACGCATCTTAAAACCAACTTCTATATTGGTCAGCAGGTTTTCCTCATGCGTGATAACAAGATAGCTGAGAAGACGATTTCTCGCATCGTTCTTGAGAAGAGAGAAGACAAAGACAAGGAGTGTTGCAAACTTTTATTAAAACATGATAATGGATACACCTATGGTACAGACGTCTTCTCCACAAAGGAAGAACTTGTAGAAAGTCTGTTGAAGGAGTAAGTTTAACCCGAGGGAGAGAAATCTCCCTCACAAACCATTTTGAGTATGACGAATTCAGTTGTTAAAAATCTGTTGGATAAAAAGGATTGGAGCAGAATCATTTTCCGCTTTCCTACATCAAGCTATACTCTGTTCAATAGCGACAGATACGAGATAGATAGTTTCTGTATATATATCCATGACAATACGTCCAGAGAGTACGAGGAAACGAAAGTCTTAGACATAGCAAGTCTGATTTCCATGGAGATTAAGAAGAAGAGTTTTGAAGATATTGTAGAGGAGATGTAAGCAATATGACGATAATCATCAAATGTTTCAAGGGAGCCATCCACGTTGACAAGTTCGGACGGAGATACAGGGCACGTACAACGTTCATCATCAAGCAGACCCCATTTGCTGAGAGGTTCTTCCTCCCGAACGGAATGCAAGTAGACAAGCACACTTGTCTTGAGAAGATAAACGAGAAGAGAAATGAGAAGATAAAATAGAAGTTGTTGTTGTTTTATATATAGGGCGAATGCGGTATTCAAGCCGCTACAGATGGTTGCAACGTACCATCCGTCCACCAAGTATTAATTTTAAAAGAAAGGATTTGATTATGAAAAGGTATGTAGTAGAAATCGTAGAGAAAATCACCTACGAGGTACCGCTAGACGCAGCATCATCCGAAGACGCAGAGAATGCCGCAAGACGTTTATACGATTTGGGTTGTTTGGAGAATGGCGAGTTGGAAAGTGTTTCATTTGAAGTAGTAGAAGAGAAGGAGGGCGAGTAAGATGAAGAAACAGAAAGTATTTGTGTTGATTAAGCACGGAGCAGACAATCAAGATTATTCGGGCGTTAATGTTATCGGAGTTTACTCCACCAAGACCGCAGCCAAGGAGCGGATGGCAGAAGAGGAAAATAATATTCTAGACTTCTACAAGGAGGAATATCCCGATAACTATGAAGTGTCTGAAGACAAGGACGAATCATCATGGAGCTGCTCATGCAAGGATAGTATTATGTTTGATGAGTTGTTAATAACAGAAAGTGAATTAGAGTAATATGAATAAGCAAGAATTTATATTCGTCTTTCCTCAGTCGGGGGAGACGATAACAAAGAAAATGAATCCTTTGGCGGTGAAGGATGCAGCCGTGAAGTATCTGAAAATGCAGAACGAGGTAAGAGGTGACATCTGTATCATCAAGAACGCCCATGAAGATGTTGTGGCCATGGCCTATGTGAGCGACACGATGAAGGTTTCCTTCTTCACCGAGGATGAAAGTGTGAACGACATCAAACCGATAGGAGTAATCGAGGAAGGAGGGGAGAAATGAGCGAAATCAATTTCAAGGCAATACGGGTAAGAACAGGTGCGTGGGTTGATTGTTCTCCTACTATCAGAAATAGCGAAGTCTTTTCTAACCATAAAGAACTTGGCGTAATAAACTCCTATTTGATTGACACCAACACCCTCTGCCAATTTACAGGCGCACGGGATTGTAACGGATTTCCTATCTATGAGCATGATTTGCTCAGACAATACGAGGATACAGGCAGCATCTATGAAGTAGTTTGGAATCAAGGCAACACTAGTTTTAGTTTGGTCGATACAGAATACCCTGTTCTCTACCCAAATACTTTAGGGAGAATGTTACATAATAGACAACTAAAAGTTATCGGCAATAAATTCGACAAGAAAGGAGGTGAGAAATGAAATTACGACAGGCGAAGAAAATACTTTGTAGAAAGAAAAACTATTTTTGGATACCACGAGTCATAGCTTACTCTTATGGCTTTGGCGAAGACCACAGAATCACAAAGGCTATCTGTAGGGTTCGAGCCTATCAGAAGAAAGGAGGTAAGCAATGAAAGTAAGATTTGTAAAGAAGATACTTCTCGGACCCGACAAGGGTAAAAATATGTATTGGCTGAAACGAGTGATTAAAACTTCTTTTGGTTGGAAAGAAGACCACAGAGTAGTGAAAGCACTTCAAATTTATCATCGCAAGAGAAGAAGGAAGGAGGTTAAGCTATGAGTAAACAGGAATGGTTCGTGCTCTTTATCTTCTTATTCACGATACTGATGGCAATATTAGGTTGAGGATATGGAAAAGGCAAGAATCATAATCTACGATGATTGGGCGATACTCGATGAGACAGAGACCTTCTTCAAGGATAAATCCTATCTTATCGGCATCGTAAAATCTACCCTTCAGCAGACGCCCGACGCGGTAATTGCTGAAGTTTGGGTCAATGACCGGCTGAAAATGAAGTTCCGCATCAATAGCAAGGGCAAGGTTCAGCAATGCAAGGTCAGTCAGCATCCAGGGTGGGGTGGCCGCAGAGAGCGAGCCGGAGCACCGAGCAAGGGCGCAGCTGCCCTCATCTATAGGGTTGTGACGCATGTAAACGAAGAAACGTTTGAGTTTTGCGAATCCCTAGGACGCAACAAAGGCGCGTGGATCAGACAGGCTATAGCCGAGAAACGAGAACGTGAAGACAAGGAAAAAGCAGAGCACTAGGCTCTGCTTTTTCTGTTATCATGTTATCATTCGGTCGTATTGCCTATGCCACATATAGGCAAGTTGTTTCTTATATTCTTTGATAATTTTAAAACGTGTCTTTTGTTTCCACTTGGTACGTCTACCTAATATTACATACTCAACATTCTCGGTATAGATGTATGCATGACCAACGGCTGTGTCCTTCTCTTCAGTCTTTGGGTATACACGCCTTTCAATACCATACCTAGCAGCCTTCTTTAGCTTGCGAGGAATGCGAGCCTTGAAATTTCTAAAGAATCTTCTATTCATGCATACCTCTCTTTCTTTTACTTAAATACCTATTTAATCTTGTTATAACTTTTTTCAACACATAAATTTTATTCCCATAAGCAAGATGATAAGTTGGACGCAAATCTTTATCATGATGCGCTATCTTCTTTGCCAATCTTATCTTCATACGCTACTTAAACTTAATTATAAAAAACTCAGTACCAAGCCATTTGTCGGGGCATAAGCCTTTCATAGGCTTGCCGATGGTGATACTCTCAATCTCCTTTTCGATACGTGGACTATCCTTGCGGTAGCCGTTGATGAAGAGGACGTGAGTAAACGGAACAGTTTTATAGTATGGGCTATTAAAGCAATACTTAGCCATTTCGGGACTTATGCTATCCCATTTCTCGGACAAATCCTTGTCTAGTTTACTGAATGGCTCTTCAAGTTCTGAGCGAACTAAAAGAAGTCGTTTTGCCCAATAACCTTTAATAATACGATACTCTTCCTTCTTTTCGCCCGATACTACCATGTCAAACCATTGCTTGTCGATGGTGAGGGTCAATACTTTCTTTTTCATACGCTATAGCTTTTACTAACTAAAACCTTCTGCCTTTCAGAAACGCCAATTTTTTGCGGTGTTCAGCCGCATCTTGCAATTTACGAATAAGTTCTTCCTGTGCCCAACGCAATTTTGCATCAGTCAAGTACTTATCCATTACCTTTGTCAACCTTTCCATTCGTCTCATTCATCTTTGCGATGCGTTCATTGTAAGCATCGTAGTCTTGTTTACTAATCTGAATAACACTCTGGACGATTACTGTTCCTCTAACCAAATTATACCCGAATTTCTCTTCCACATCAGTGATGATGTTCATGAGAGGATAGAACTTTTCCTCTCTAACACTACACGTAACCGAATTAACACTAATTGAGCCATTCTTACACATGAAGGATGCTACTGCATAATAATATCTTTCAACTTCCATAAGCTATAAATTTTAACGATTAACTCTTTTTCTATACTCAACAAGCGTACATGGATATTTCGCTTTCGTCTTGTGATAATGCCTGTAGCGGTGTATCTTCGAACGTAAATCTGCGAAATTCTTACATTTACTGAAGGTGCAACAACAAGTGTAACCATTACATCTACCTGCCCAATACGTCCAGCAGCGTGCATAAATAAGACGCTCTTTTATAAAACTTCCCATAAGCCTATTGTTTTTTTAATGTTAAGCCTATGATAGAATTAGCCAACTCAATAGCATGCTTAGGTTTGAAAAATCGCTTGTTCAAATCATAATGCAACTCGTCTGCCAATTTCCGTATGTTAGGGAGCAGATTAAGAATGCGAAGTTTTTCTGATTCGAAATTGGCAGCCATAGCAGAATACTTGTTACGCAATTCAATCTCTTTTCGGCTATAGTCCTCTTCCAAGTCCTTTGCCTTCTTTTCGTACACCTTCTTGAGGTCAGCTTTCTTTCCGTTGTACTCGTTGTCAAGCTTATTCTTCCTGTCGGAATAGGCTTGTTTTTCCATATTTCTGTCGTGGATGCTACGATTAACCTCATCTTTCATAGCCTGTTCGACTTGCAATCGTACGTCCTCGAAGTTAACATAGGATTCAGAAGATTCTACTCTATCTCTTTCTATGCTTCGTTTGCGTATTGGCAACCCTGTCTTGAAGTCATAATCAGAAACATTAACTTCACGCTCTACAACTGTCTCCTTACGAAGAATAACCCTTGAGCCGCCTTTCAAGGATTCATTCAATTTCTTGAGTTCCTTGACCTGCTCTTCCAACTCTGAGTTGCGCTTGCGTATAGCATCGTACTCAGATAAATCTACATTTACTACTGCCATAATCTACAACTTTTCTAATTCTTCCTGTAAGTCACTAATATTCTTCTCGATGTTGGCGAAAACTTTCGCTTTCAGTTCCTCGATAACATTATCATCGAGGAGGTCACTAATATCTCGATTTCTCCCACGGCCGCACCTTTCTTCAAGATTAACTCTTAAATCCACATATTCGCTATTTGCAAACTTTAAAAGTTCTCTTTTATCATCAAGGATTTTCTTCAGCCCAATAGCTTTCGTTAAAACTTCTTCTTTCATACGCTATAATTAAAAAGCCCCCTCCGAAGAGAGGGCAATTAGTTTATTTAACCATCATCATTTGTGGAACATTACCATATACAGGCAACTTACCATCCCACTTCTCAATCCACATCTTCTGCAAGATTGCCGGAGTAAGCGATGCAGTCTTCAATTCATTTGCCTCTCGCTCAGCCTTAGCTTGCACAAGCATCTTCTCAGCCTCAGCCTTCTTTACTGCCACCTCATTGAGTGCACGCTGAGCCTCCTGAATAGCCTTGTTTTTCTCATTAACGGCCTCCACGATAGAACTCGGGTATTTTAAGCCAGATGTCAGCTGTTCGAGTTGGAAATGCTCCTTGGCGAGAGCCTTGCTGAGTTGAGCCTCAATAGCTTTTTCCACCAAATCACGATTGCTGACGATTTGGTCGGTTGTGTATTTGTTCAGCTGAATGCGGAAGGCATCTTTCACGTAGTTGAACAAAGTACCATTCACAATGTCCTTCAACTCCTTGCGGTACTTCTTGAATACCTTTGGCGCATTACCATCCACCATTTTGAGTGAGACCGTAGGATCCACGGTGAATTCTGAGCCATCCTTGGCATTGATGGTGAATGCAGGATAGTCGATAGTCTGAACATAGGTAGGGTACTCGTACACCTCTTCGGTGAAAGGATTGTACCATACACGACCGGTAACGAGACTTACATCATCTACGCCTTTATCAGAGCCATAGAGGTTTACCAAGATTCCCTCAGAGCCAGCATCCACACGCTCGCTACAGGAAGTAGTTGAAAACAACGCTGCACCAAGCAGCATAAACAAACACAATTGATTAATCTTTCTTTTCATTGTCTTTCTTATTTTTGAACGTTAAACAATTTGTCGCAACTGAGAACAATATCCATAGGACAAAGCCTAGCACTCCTACAAGGTTCAAAATGGTGTCTGCCTTGCTAACTGCCCTAAGACTTAGGCTGAGAATCATAAGCGTTGAGAGCAGCCAAACTACAAACAACATCACTTTCCATTTAATCTTCTTCATAATCTATAATTTTTAGTTCGACTTTCATTTAAGGGTACACCCCAACCTTTTCCGCACACCACTAGGGAGCGAAGATTGACCGACTTGAAATTTGGTTTTATATAATTATATATTTACCTACTCTAAGAGTACCAAATATCAAAAGTCTTACCTAGATATAGAAAAGCCATTCCGCAAGCCTTCTTCATCCCAGTGGATAACCTTTCGGTCGTGCGTTGCCTGTTGAGGTTGGTTGCTCAGAGCAGGACTGAAGGGATATATCTTTCTAAGTTAGGGTCGTTTTATATATCGGCAGGTAAACCGAAGAGGACGATACTGATGAAACCTCGTATGTCTTGCCATAAAAACTCGGGGAAAATAAAAATCCCCAAGTCGTGTGACGCCGACCTAGGGATTTCGTGATTTATATTGAACCTATTGAATACAGGTTGAATATCGAAGTCTTATATCAATCGTCACATTGACGAGTGCAAAAGTAAGAAAAGTATTTGAAACCGCCAAATTTCAACTTTTGCAAAATATAGTTAAAAAGTAATTAAAAATTTGTGTTATAAAAATGTTATCACTATCTTTGCACACGAAAGATAAGTGGCTGATATAGACAGTTTTGTGAGAAATTGGTTGTGACCCCAACGGAATCACTATAATAAGCAAAATGAAACTTATTTGTACAAAATTAGCATGGGAGAACAATGGTAGTAAGTTGCTTATTTATAGGCACTTACCTCTGTTGTTCTATTTTGTT